TGAAGGGGGGGGGCGCAGGTTTTTGGTCAACACAGGGCAATCTACAATCGGAGGTTGACATAATAATCTTAGGTTGTAGTCTGAGGCCCCATGATTACGAAAAACGCATCACTCGCGATCATGGAAGCCGGGGGCTACAAGCCAGTCGCCGAGCACTTCGGCATTAGCTGGCAGGCGGTACAAAAGTGGGCTCACACCCGCGTTCCCGCCGAGCGCGTACCGGCGCTTGCCAAGCTCTCCGGCGTCCCGGCCAAGGATATTCGACCCGATGTCTTTGGGCAGATTTGAGTCTCCTCCTGTTGCCCGCAATCGCGGGCTTTTTTACACCTCGCGCATTGCCAGCGGCGGTGCGCCTTACAAGGAGCGCGCCATGAGTTGGAACAAAGCGCTTGAGCAGGCCGAGAAGATGCAGATTGAAGGCCCGACGCCTGATCGCGTCCACGCCTGGGCGGATGCGATTCGCGAGGCGCTGCGATGAGCACACGGCTGATGGTCCAGGCAATGTCCGCCCGTGTCGGTAGCCCGGCGCGAAAGATCGTGTTGATCAAGCTCGCGGACAATGCGAACGACAACGGTGAGTGCTGGCCCTCGCTGCAGCACATTGCCGATGACTGCGAGATCACCAAGCGGGCGGTGCGTAATCAGATCAACGCGCTGATCGACATGGGTTTGGTAAGCAAGCGCTCGCGCTATCACGACAATCGGCAGTGCTCAAACGGCTACCTATTAACCCTAGACGAACCCCCCCATATGGGGAGGAACGATATTCCCCCCGGGGGGAACGACGTTCCGGGGGAGGCGGAACGAGGTTCCTCCCCGGGGGGGAACGAGGTTCCCCCCGAAGAACCTGTCATAGGAACCTGTCATAAGAACCAAGAGAGAAAGGTCGGCAAGCAAGACGATCAATCCGCTCTCTGGTCACCGAAACCTTCCTGCATTCCTGACGAGCTCTGGTCGGATTGGATCGAGCACCGTCGGCTGATCAAAAAACCCTTCACCGAGCTCGCTGCCAAGCAGCTCGCCACCAAGCTCGAAGCGATTGAGTCATCCGGCCACAAGGCCGAGGCGGCAATGCGGGAATCCATCATTAACGGCTGGCAGGGCGTGTTCCCGCCCAAAGACAAGCCGGCCGAGAAAATTAAAAAGCGAAAGGAGTTATAGGGATGGAGCAGTCAGAGCGCGCGCTTATCTTGAGCGCCTTGATGGACAGCCAGGTGATCACCGCCGCGACGGTGCGCCCGGAGCACTTTTCCTGCGAGCGCGGGGCGGCCATCTGGCAGGCAATGATCGGTCTGCTCGCCTCGGGGAGCCCGGTGGATGGCGTGACGCTGCAAAACGCGCTGCGATCCGACCCGCTCTCGCTTGAGGCCCTGGGCCATGCGATGGGGGAGAGCGCTTCGCCAGCCAACGCGCACGCCTATGCCGATCAGATCATCGATGCCTCGCGTCGGCGCGAGGTCTATCAGATCGCTAAGGACACCGCGCAGAGCTCGAAGTCCGAGGACGTGGATGCGGTTGCCGGCCAGGCCATCAGTCGCCTGGTGGGCCTGACCGCGGGCACTGGGCAGTCGGATCACAACGCCCAGGGGTTGATGGCGGAAACACTGGAGATCATTGATCGCGCCTCCCAGGGCGAGCAGATGGGGCTTCGCGCGGGGTTTCGGCAGATCGATCGCAAGCTCGGCGGCTGGCACCGGGGGGATCTCATCGTCGTGGGCGCGCGGCCGAGCATGGGTAAGTCCGCGTTTGCGCTTTGCTCTGCCCTGCAGGTCGCAAGAGCCGGCGGACGGGTGGGGTTTGTGTCAACCGAAATGGACGCCCCCTCTCTCGGAATCCGCATGGCGGCATCGACGGCGGGCATCCCGATCCATGACGTTCGCTCCGGCCAGGTTAGCGACGATGGCTGGGAGCGGATTGCGCGGGCGAGCAATGAGATTGCCGGGCTCCCGCTTCGAGTCCTTGAAGCGCCGGGCTGGACGATGGGGCAGATCGTCCGCCAGTGCCACGCCTGGCACACGACGGGCCTCGATATGGTCGTGATCGATTATCTCCAGCGCATCCAGTCAGACAAAGCGCATGAACGTCAGGACCTCACCATCGGCGCGATGGCCCAGGAAGCCAAGACCCTTGCTGCCACGCTCTCCATCCCCGTGATGCTGCTCGCGCAGCTCTCGCGCAGCGTCGAGTCCCGCGAGGATAAGCGCCCGCGCATGAGCGATCTACGCGACTCAGGGCAGATCGAGCAGGAAGCCGATGAGGTGCTGATGCTCTACCGGGATGCCGTCTATAACGATCTCGCCGATGAGCGCGAGGCCGAGATCCTCATCGAGAAAAACCGCCAGGGCCCGGTCGGCAAGCTGACGATGGCCTGGCGCGGCGAGACCGCGGAGTGGATTGATCCAGACATGCGAGACCTGGAGGCCGTGGCATGAGCGAAAAGGATCAAAACCGCGCGAAATACCCCGACATTGCGCAGGCCGTGGATGAGCTTAGAAATCACTTTGGCGACGTGCGCGTCAGCGAGCTGAAAGACAAGGAGTGAGCGCTATGCACCACATGGAAATTGAGATGGATGAGCTGGGTCGGCGCGAACCGCGCGTTGAGTATAAGCACTTTAATCGCGATTTTATCGAAGCGGTTTACCGGATGAACGAGGACGCGATCAAAGAGGCTGCGGCGCTTGATCGCACCGCCGATCGCTACCTTCAGGCGGCTGCCGATGAAATGGCCGACCGGGCGGCAAGCCGGGATACGCAGGATGGTGAGCGATCAATGGCGCGCGCGGTTTCTGCGTTCAACGCGCTGTATGACCAAGCGCTTACCGTCACCGAGGGCTGGCAATTCATGAGCCTGCTAAAAAAAGCCCGAGGCGCGCAGGGCGCGTACCGCGAAGACGACTACGTTGATGATATCGCCTATGCCGCGCTTGCCGCGGAGGAGGCTGCTGATGAGCGGTAACAGCATGGGCAGTGCGAACGGCAACGCCGCGCTCACCGCGCGTGATATCCCGCTTATCCGGGCGCTTATCGATGCTGGTATGGCGCGCACTGCCATTGGCAAAAAGTTTGGCTGCAGCCGTAGCACGATCACCGACATTGCCAACGGCCGGACGTGGGCTAGCGTGAACCTCGATGCCGATGACCTGCCGATCATCGACGAGTTGATTGCGCAGGGCATGAGCGCTGAGGCGATTGCCGAGAAGTTCTGCATCAGCATTGGTATTGCCGTTGAGCTTGGCGCGAAAAGCGAGGAGGTGGCGGCGTGACTGAGCGCATTGTCCGCACCGAGCGCGATCGGGCCGCAGCGATGGAGTGGATTCGCCGCCAGCCCTTGCCGCTCACGCTCAAGATCCAGCCGGGCGCCAAGCGATCGCTTGAGCAAAACCGCCTCCAGCGTCAGTGGCTTCTTGAGGCGCAGGCCCAGGGCGATCAGACCGCGGAGGAGTATCGCGCCTACTGCAAGCTCCATATCGGTGTGCCGATCCTGCGCGCGGAAAACGACGACTTCTGCGAGCAATACGACCGGGTCGTTAAGCCGCTGCCCTACGAGGCAAAGCTCGAGCTCATGCAAGAGCCGATCGACTTCCCGGTCACGCGGCTGATGACCCGCGCACAAAAATCCCGCTATCTCGATGCTATGTTCGTCGAGCTCTGCTCTCAAGGGCTCGCGCTAACGGAGCCATCCCATGCTGCTTAAAGAACAGACGCTTCGATCAAAAAAGCTCCGCGATTCTGCTCGCGGTGAGGAATGCACGCTACGCATTCCCGGGCATTGCAACGCCGATTCGTCGACCTCGGTGCTCTGCCACCTGCCCTTTGGCGGTCGGGGCATGGGGGCAAAAGCCCCTGACAATCACGCGGTTATCGCTTGCTCGGGGTGCCACGACGCGCTTGATCATCGGGCGCTGCCGGCTGTTAGCCAGGCGGAGCTCTACGAGTGTGTGATTCGGGCAATGGCAGAGACCCAGGCGATCTGGCAGGCAAAGGAGCTGGTGCGCTATGGATGATCAAGCGCCTTTGGAGTTGCCCGAGATGAATGTCATCACCGCGATGATTCGTCTGGGGGTGCAGGACTCCGTGCAGCCACCATCGAAAAGCAGCAAAGCGATTGATCGGCGCAACGTCGAGGCCAACCGCGAGGCGGCAATGGCGTGGCTTTTCAGTGACTCGAAGGCGGAGTGGTCTGCGCAGTGGTGTGCCGACATGCTCGGCGTTCGCATCGAGCGCATACGCGATGAGGTGCTTAACCAGCCTGCGGCGCTCTATCGCAAGCTCAGCGGGCTGCAAAAGGGAAGGGCGGCGTAATGGGTGCTTCGCAGCGCACCAAGGGCGCGGCGGCGGAGCGTGAGCTCGCCAAGCTACTCTCCGAGCGCCTGGATGTCCGAGTGGAGCGCAACCTGGAGCAGACCCGCTCGGGTGGTGCCGATTTATTGGGCGTCGGGCCCTTCGCACTTGAGGCCAAGCGCCACGAGCGACTAGCAATCAACGCATGGTGGGCACAGGCCTGTGCTCAGGCCGGTGAGGCGCTGCCGGCGCTTGCCTACCGCCAGTCCCGCCAGCCCTGGACGATTCTTCTGCCGCTAGACCTGCTGATCGACCCGTATTGCCAGGGGGTTGATTGGCTGGAATGCCATCGGGCGGCGCTTTGCATTGATGGTTTCTGCCGACTGGTCAAAGGCATGGAGGTGGGTGATGTCGATTGAGCAACGACTCCAGCGCTGGGGTGATTACATGGAAACGCGCCGGGACTTCGGCTTGGGCTTTCCTAAGCGAACGGTACTGCATCGCTGCATTGTCGAGGGCCCGGCGGCTGGCGCACCAACCGGCCGGGGTGATGAGCCGGTGCCGGAGGATGTCGAGGAGATCGAGGCGGC